CCTGTACAGCCTTGCACATAGGCCGATGAGCTGGTCGCGTTTTCTCAACAACAGGGCGATTCAAAAGAGCATTGAAACAAACCCAGTGTTTCAAAAAGCCATCACTACGAACGGCGTTTTGATCACAGAGGGGTACACGGTCTCGATCTGCTTCTGCTGGCAACACGCTGTCCACGTTCGTTACGTGCCAAAACGCTTGCACAAACTTCTCATCGACTACGCGAAAGAGAAAAACATCTACCTCAATTGGCCGATGCTCCAGGCAGTGCCCGAGGCCCACTCTGCATGATGTAAAATAATGGTTTACATCTGATACACGCATCGTATATTCTCCGTTGACACGACGTAACGGAGAGAGACGATGCAACACGCAACACAAACGAACCAACCTTCAATCGATGCATTAGCCGACCAATGGCTGATGATGAAGCAGCTCATCAAGAGCAATCAGGCTGAGCTTCTTCGCATCGAACAATCTTTAATCCCCCTACTGAACGCACGAGAAGAAGGCAGCGCGACCACGCACACGCCGATGGGCAAGAAGGTTGTCCTCAAAAACTCAACCAACTACAAGCTCGACGGCACCAAGCTACTCAAGGTGCGTCAGAAAATCCCCGAGGCTTTGTTGCCGCTGAAACTGAAAGAGCTGCTCGACGAGCCGCGCTTGAAGTACCTACGCAACAACGAGCCCGAGGTGTACGCGATCTTTGCTGACGCGATCACCGCCACCCCCGCAAAACCAAACGTGACTGTGGAGGTGACTGATGGCGTTTGATTTATCCGCAATCAAAAAAACGAGCGGCCTCAAGCCGCCCTTCATCGTGGTGTACGGGCAAGCCGGCGTCGGTAAGACGACGCTCGGCGCGCAAGCCCCGAACCCGGTGTTCCTGCAAACCGAATCCGGCGAAGGCACGCTCGAGATCAATGCGTTCCCGCAAGTGAAAGACTTCTCGGAAATGCTCGAAGCGATCGCGAGCCTGATCGAACACGAGCACGATTATGAAACGCTCGTTATCGACAGCCTCGATCACCTCGAGCCGATCATCTGGAAAGAAGTCTGCAAGACCCAGGGCATCGACTCGATCGAAAAGCTTGGCTACGGCAAAGGCTATGTGTTCGCGCTCGATTACTGGCGCGAGCTGATGGCGGCGCTAAACGCGCTCCGCGCTAAAAAGGGCATGGCGGTCATCATGATCGCGCACACGCACATCCGTAAGTTTGAGTCGCCTGACTCCGACACCTACGACCGATACGAAATCAAGCTGCATGCAAAGGCGAGCGGTCTCGTGCAAGAGAGCGTCGATGCCGTGCTTTTCGCCAAGCATGTAGTGGTAACGAAGAAAGAAGATAAGGGCTTTGGACAAACGCGCGTGCGCGGCGTCAGCACTGGCGAGCGTGTGCTCTGCGCGAACGAGAAGCCTGGGTTCGTAGCGAAGAATCGCTACGGGCTACCCGACGAGATCGACCTTTCCTGGTCGGCATTCCAAGAAGCAATAGCAACCGCAATTAACGGAGAAACGAAATGACGAGTTTTGCATTTGACGTAACGAGCGCGCCCGAGTTGGCGCCGGCCCCGAGCAAGTACGGCCCTATTCCTGCGGGCGAATACAAAGCAATGATCACCGAGAGTGAGATGAAGCCAACGCGCGCTGGCACCGGCCAGTACCTGCAGTTGGTGTGGGAGATCACTGAGGGTCAGCACACCGATCGAAAGATCTGGGATCGACTGAATCTCGTTAACCCCAACCCCACCGCTGTCGATATTGCGAAGCGAGACCTCGCAAGCATCATGCGTGCAGTTGGCCTCGACAAAATCGATGACACTGAACAACTGCACTACAAGGAAGTCATGATCACGGTCACCATCCGCAAAGGCGACAACGGCTACGAAGACAGCAACGAGATTAAAGCCTACGCCCCGGCCGGCCGCTCCGCGCCCGCCGCGGCGCCCGCAGCCCCTGCTGCTGTCGCGACTCCTGCTGCCGCGCCTGCGTCAGTCCCCGGCAAGAAGCCCTGGGAGTAGGTCATGGTTGCCCTGCCGGAGGAGCAGCACACCACCCTCAAACTTGTGGAGCGAGCGACAGAGGAGGCGCAGGCCAGCGGTGCTGGCCGCGCCCACCTCGGCGCGAGTTTGATCGGTGACGAGTGCCAGAAAAAATTGTGGTTCATCTTTCGATGGGCTTCGCAAACCAAACACTCTGCTCGCCTGCTTCGATTGTTTAATCGCGGCGCCCGCGAGGAAGAGGTGTTCAATTTTTTGCTGCGCCAGGCTGGCCTGAGCGTGTGGGATGTTGACCCCGACACTAATCAGCAATGGCGCGTTGAGGCGGTCGGCGGTCACTTTGGCGGCTCACTCGATGGCGTGGTCCAGGGTTTGGTCGAGGCGCCCAAGACGCCGCATGTCAGCGAGCAGAAGACGCACAACGAGAAGAGTTTCAAGAACGTTCGAGACAAGGGCGTCAAAGAGGCGAAGCCCGAGCACTACGCGCAGATGCAGACCTATATGCATTTGATGGGCCTCGACCGCGCGCTGTATCAGGCCGTCAATAAGAACGACGACGAGCTTTATTACGAGCGGGTCAAGTACGACAAGCAGACCGCTGAGGGCTTGCTTGCAAAGGCCGAGCGAATCATCACGAGCGACCTGCCGCCCGAGGGGATCAGTCGAGACCCGGCGTTTTTTAAATGCAAATGGTGCGACCAGAGCAGCGTCTGCCACGGCAATCGAATCCCGCAAGCCAATTGCAGAACGTGTTGCTTCTCGACGCCCGAGTTGGACGGAGACGCGCGCTGGTCATGCAGCAAGCATCAAAAAGATTTAGGTCATGAAGACCAACGCCTTGGCTGCGAGCAGCACCTGTTCATCCCCAACTTATTAGCGAATTGGGCAGACACAATCGATGGTGACGACACGTTTGTTCGCTATCGCAACAAATCGACCGGCGCCGAGTTTGTAAACGGCAAGGGCGGCTTCACGTCCAAAGAGATGGCGGCCGTGATCGACGTGAGCGTCTTGGGCGACCCGATCGTTGACACGTTCAAAGAGAGTTTTGATGCAGTGGTGGTCGGTTAATGTGGATAGTTCCAAAAAGCCTGCAAGCGTCATTGCCTTTTGCGCTGGATACGGTGGTATCGAGCGAGGACTTGAGCTCGCTGGCGTCAACCATCGAGTTGTCGCTTATGTGGAGATCGAAGCCTTCGCCATTGCCAACCTGGTTGCGAAGATGGAAACGGGAGCCTTGGGTCCAGCGCCTATTTGGTCGGACCTTAAAACCTTCCCAGCACACCTGTTTCGAGATCGAGTGGACCTCATCACTGGCGGCTACCCATGCCAACCCTTTTCGGCTGCGGGGAAACGAAAAGGCGCAGACGATCCAAGGCACCTTTGGCCGCACATTAGACAACACGTTCAGACAATCAGACCTTTTCGATGTTTCTTTGAAAACGTTGAGGGACACATCAGCCTTGGATTGCGAGAAGTCATCGCTGACTTGGAAGCAGATAGTTACAAATCGACGTGGGGAATATTCAGCGCGGCTGAGGTCGGCGCACCGCATCGAAGAAAACGAGTCTTCATTATGGCCGACACCCACTCAAGACTCATCGACGAGCCGCTCAAAAGAATATGCTCAAGGAGGGATTCCGCTCCAAGTCGCAGTGCAAATGTGGCCGACCCCGAAAGCAAACGATGCAAAGAAGAGCGAAAACTGCGACCCAACGAATCCGAGAAACGGCCTACCGGCGGCAGTGAAGTTGTGGCCGACGCCGACAGCGAGCGACAGCCAGGGCGGTCCAAGGGAGATGGATGGCAAGCGAGGTCGCGCGTTGAAAGATCTAGCGCAACCGAGTTGGCCGACGCCAGCGGCGAGAGACTGGAAAGACACACCAGGAATGGCGACTCAGGCGGGAAACCGAAGCAGACTGGACCAGTTGCCCAGAGCGGTCTATGCGAAAAATTCGGATCAGAAATCTGGGACGTTGAACCCCAATTGGGTCGAGTGGCTCATGGGGTTGCCGACAGGGTGGACCGACTTAGGCTCTTGGGCAACGGAGTAGTTCCACAACAAGCAGCGAGAGCCTGGACCGTTTTGAGTGAGCAAATAAATGAGAAAGATGACGATCGAGTTTGAAGAACAAGATGTTGAGGAGTTGATCGAGCTGTTCAAAGAGATGAACCAGCAAATCAAATTGACTCAAGACATGGTGGGGGTGCTGCTTGCGCGCGCGTACAAAGAAAAAGGAAGTTTCGACTTCTCTGATACCCACTAGGCGCATGCACGAGTATCCGTCTTGTTATTACTGCGACGAGATGGTGATCGATTGGTGCGCGATCTACAAGAGCGTGCCGCCGGTTGAGTTCACCGTGAAACAAAACGATTGCGAGTTTTTTAAGGACAGTCTCAGTGACTGAGATGGACACCAAAAATTTTCAGATCTGCATTTGCGGCAATTGGGTGCGCAGGACGACCGGCATCTGCCGCAAGTGCAGGTTCAAACACAAAATCACAGACGTGGAGATGTACTACGCGCGCAAGCCGCAGAGATGGTTAACAAAGGCATGGCGTAGCGATTGGAGCATCGAAGAGGAGCTAGAGAATGAGCGCATTAGAGAGGCAAGTTGGGGGGACGCATTACAAAACGTTCCGCATTCAACCGATTGTTTTTTGCGAAGTGAACGGCCTGTCGCCGATTGCGAGCAATATCATCAAATATGCCTGCCGATACAAAACGATCAAACGGCACGGGGTTCTGCGACCGAATGTGGAGGATCTTCGCAAGATCATTCACTACGCGGAGATTGCGATTCAGATGGAGCTGGAAGCTGCGCCTGAACCTGAAGAAGAAAGGTTCAGAGAAGAGCATCAGTTCAAAACATTCAGCGACGAGCGGGACGTGCTGCTCAGCGAAGAAGTCGATGACGTGCGACTAAGCGCGCACCTAGCGAAGGCAACCTGCGAGGACGGCACATGCGATTTCTAAAGCGCCGTCGATGGGGCGATAACTACGAGCCGTTTATTAATTGCGTCAATGCGCATTCGATCTGGCTGTTCAGTTTGTGCGTGCTTGTGTCTGCGGGGGTGCTGCTGTGGAGCTGAACACCGTTTCAAGAGAGAAGCTCGCCAGCATGATCGGCATTAGCGAGGACACTGTCAGGGGCTGGACCGATCGACATTTCGAGCGAGGTTTGCACTACACTGTAATCGGCAAGACAACGCTGTACTACCTGGAAGAGGTTGGCGAATGGCTCGAATCGCAGAGGGAATCGAAGAAAGAGGCTCAGGGCTCCGCATCCATTTCTCATGGAAGGGCCGCAGGTACAAAGAGACTCTTGCTGGCCCGGTAACCGCCGCGCTCATCAAGCGCGCAATCAAGCGCCGCGAGTGGCTGCTGTCGCGACTTCAGGTTGGGCTTCCGATCGAAGAGCAATCAGGCAAGCTGTTGCGCAACGCCGCGATCGATTGGTTCGATTCCTTAGACGTTAAGCGTTCAACCTTGATGAGTTACCAGGCGCTCTATCGATCGCACTGGCAGGTTTGGGAGTCGCTGGCGGTCGATAGCATTACGACCGGCATGATCAAGTCTCTGATCAATCAGAAGGACATCTCGTCCAAGACCAAGCGTAATGCGCTGATCGTGCTGTCGGGCATCTTGCGACACGCAGACGTTAACCCGAATCCCTGCGCAAACATTCGCTTTCGCAAACAACAGAAGAAGCCCATCGAGCGTTATCGACCGGCAGAACTCGAGGCCGTCATGAAATTTCTTGATGGCGAGTCGCTGGTTTATTTTTCGCTGCTCAGAGCAACCGGGCTCCGGCCTGGAGAAGCGCTCGCGCTTGAATGGTCAGACTATGACGGCGAGCGGTTAGACATCTCAAAACAAATCGTCAGGCGCCGCATTCAATCGGACACGAAGACATCGGTTCGGCGTCGAGTTTATGTGCCCGGCTGGGTTCGGCCGCTGATCGATAATCACTCGACACGGTTCAAGCAGAGCTTCATCTTCTTGAACTCGATCGGCACGTTTCATTGCGACACTGACGTTTTCAATAAAGCCTGGCGTAAGGCGCATAACCGAGCGCGCGTGCCGTATCGAATCCCCTACTGCCTGCGTCATACGAGA